AGAAGACCGCTACCGACCTGGACGAAAAATTTAGAGGCGGCCAGCGTATTGTAAGCATACCGGGGCAGGCGAACTTCGCCCCGCTATCGCTGAGCTCTACCGATATGCAGTTTTTGGAAACGCGCAAATTTACGGTGCGCGAAATCTGCCGCTTTTTCGGTGTGCACCCTTCCTTCGTTTTTGACGACACCAGTAACAATTATAAAAGCGCGGAAATGGCTAACGCCGGCTTCCTGAGCGACACGCTTAACCCTATCTTACGAAAGATTGAGAATGAGCTGCACCGTAAACTGGTGGCACCGACGCTTTGCTGCAAGCGCCGTTTCGAGTTTGATAGACGCGACCTATACGCCTGCGACTTAGACAGCAAGGTAAAGTACCAGACCAGCACTATAGCTGCCGGTATCTACACGGTAAACGACTGGCGCATAGCCGAGAACAAAGAACCGGTAAAAGGCGGCGACGTAGTACTGGTGAGCGCAAACCTAAAAAGCCTTAAAGAGATAGGCAAACCTACACCGGCGCCAGCGCCTCAGGCGAAGCCGGTAGAAGATAACAACGACGATAACAACCCAGCAGACGATGAAGAAAGCAACAACGAATAAAGACCAAATGGTAGTGCGCACTGTGCACACACCTTCGGAGCTTCGCGTATGCGAAGACAAAGAGGGTAAGAAGTGCCGCACTATTACAGGCTACGCTATCCTTTTCAACACACCAAGCGTACCGCTTTGGGAAGATGACGAGGAAGAAGCCCGCGAAGTGATAGCACCCGAAGCCGTTACCCGCGAATTTTTGGACGGCTGCGATGTGAAAATGACAATGTTTCACGATAGGCAGCTTATCCTGGCGCGCAGTAAGAACGGAGCAGGAACGCTTACCTATACCGTAGATGAGCGCGGCGTAGCCTTTTCCTTTGATGCACCGAATACCGCTGACGGCGACAAGGCTCTGGAACTTGTGCGACGCGGCGATATATCCGGCTGTAGCTTCGCCTTCCGCACCCACTACTACGACCGCGCCTACGTGGAAAGAAGCGTGGAAAGAGTAGATGGTAAGACGAAGATAACCTATACCGTGCGCAGCATGATAGGTATCTACGATTTCACACTGGCAGCAGACCCTGCATACCCGGACACTAACTGCGAGGCTGAGCAGCGAGAACTGGTAAGCCACCTTCGCGAGCCCGAAGAAGAACCAAAGAAAGAAAACGAGAAGATGCGCGAGCAAGTGCAGGAAATGCGCCGCGCTGCTTCGCGTAGATTATAGAATGTTTAACCCACTTAAAGTTTTTTTTTCGTATGAGTAAGAAAAAGAAAGTGAACGTGCGCCAGCTGGTTAATCAATTCCAGGCAAACTGCGAACGTATTAACGCTATCGCCGACGCCTGCGAAAATGAGCAGCGCGAGCGCACAGAGCAGGAGGAAGCCGAGTACGGCAACCTTCTTCGCGAAAATCAGCTTTTGCAGATGCGTATGCAGGCAGCTATCAATGCCGGCGGCGAGGCAGAAGCCAGAAGCGTGTCTGCCCAGCTTCGAGAAGCCCTTAACGAGGCTATGGAGAATGGCAGCCGTAACCCCGTAATGCTTACGCTTACCCGTGAGATCCAAACGACCGCCGCACTGGAAGGCACCGGTATTATCCCGGTCAATGACCAGGAAATGCTTGCACCGCTTCGCGCCGGCCTTATCTACGACAAGGTAGGCATTACTATCCGTACCGGCTTGGTAGGTAGCCTTCGCTGGCCTAAGCATGGCAAAGCAGTGGCTAAGTTTGTCGGCGAAGCTGAAAAGCTTACCGAAAGCAAGATCGACTGGGACAAGCTCACCGTATCGCCTAAGCGTTTAGGCGTGGCTATCCCTGTAACACGCCAGGAACTTTTCAACAGCGAAGGTGTGGTGGAAAGCGTTATCAAGGCCGAAATGCCTCAGGCCATCGTGGACAAGATTAACGACGCCCTTTTTGCCACTGACAAGGCAGGCCGCGTAGTCTATGGTCCTTTCGCAACAGCCGGAGAAGAAGGAGGCTGCATTAAGCAGACTTTCGCAGGCGCTGTGCCCACCCGTAAGGAACTTCTTAAGATGAAAGCTACTGTAGCTAAGGCCGGCATTAGCACTTCTACCTGCTGCTTCGTGATGACCGAAACCATGAAGGCAGAGCTGGAAGACGTGAAGGTGGACAGCGGTAGCGGCCGTTTCCTCTGCGAGAATGACCGTATTCTTGGCTTCCCCGTATTCTGTACCGATGTAATCGGCGACGGAAATATAGGCTTCGGTGACTGGGGCTACCAGGCAGCCGGCTTCTTTGGCGCGATGAACTTTGTGGTAGACCCTTACAGCCTCAGCCTGGAAGACTCTACCCGCTTCGTGCTTAATACTGACTTTGCCACCCTTACCCTTCGCCCTGAGGCCTTCGTACTGGGCGTCAAGGCTGGTGCGTAAGCAACACAGGTAATTTTATAGCGACGTTTTGACTATGGCACTGGATTTAGAACTTCTGAAAAAGCACGTTCGCGCTGACGAGTTTAGCGAAGACGACGACTACCTACAGCACCTTTTGGATGCCGCGGTAGAATACGTGCGAACCAGCACCAACAGAACCGAAGAGGAACTGCTGGAGCTTGGCGGAGGCGAGTGGCCCAAGCCGCTACAGCAAGCCGCTTTGCTTACCGCGGGGCACTGGTACAACCAGCGCGAGGCGGTAAGTGGCGTGCAGATGGCAGAAGTACCTTACACCTTCCAGGCCTTAGTCAAACCGTATAGAAAGTTAGCGAAATGATAGCAGGAAGGATGCGATACAAGATACAGTTACTGGAGCCTCAACGCGAAGAAGACCGCATGGGCGCGAAGAAGGTAACGTACCAGCCTACGCGCACTGTATGGGCTGAACGCGTGAGCGCGTCCGGTGGACGCAGCGAAGAGGTGGGCGAACACTTCCCCGCCTACAGCGTGCAGTACAATATACGCGACGCGCACCCCGTACAGGAGAACTGGCGCGTAAGACAACTGGGTGGGTATCTGTACACGGTAACAGCTATCATTCCCAACGCTGACAGAGGCTATAAAACGCTGGTATGTGAGAGAGTAAACGAGTAAACTATGAGCGGAACGGTAGAATACGACGACGGTAATTTGCAGCGGCTTTTCGCTGAAATGGAACCGAAGCGCAGAGCCCAAGCGTTAAGGGGAGGCTTCCGAAGGGCAGCCAACGATGTACGCAAGAAAGCGGTAGCTAACCTGCGCCGCTCTATCCGAACCGACAAAGACCTGGAAAAGGGCATACGCGCGGCAGTCTTTAAGCGTAGGGCCGGCTTTCGAGTTACTATCGGAACAAAGAAAGCCGGAAAAAATGGAAAAGGCGAAAGCGGTATGCACCTTAACCGGCAAGGGCTAAAGAAGCCAGTGCTTATCTGGGCAGAAATGGGTACTGCACAGCGAACCACTAAAAGCTCCGGCGGAAAACGAGCTGCGAGGTATAGGGCCGCACACAATACCGGAAGTATGCCAAGATATGGCTTTATGGACAAGACCCGTAACCAGGTACGCGATACCGTTACCGCAGATATGCGTAAGCAAGTAGCAGAAAACGTAGAACGAATAGCAAAGAAGTATGGCTGTAAGTAAATCGAGTTTGAGCGCCGGCGAAATTATACGCGCCGTGCTAACTGAGGATCAGGAAGTAGCCGCGCGTGCTAAGAAGGTGTACCCAGTGGTGGAGGATAGTGCAGAACTTCCCTATATTGTCTATCGCCGTACACAGCTGGAGCAGGGAGCGGTTAAAGGGAAACGAGGTAACGACACCGTAACTATCGAAGTGCTGTGCTATACCGAAGGCTATACCGAAGGCGTGGAATTAGCGGAAGCTGTGCGCGATGCGCTGGACAACAAGACCGCCGAGAGCGACGGACTGGTAATGCGCAGCTGCTTCCTCACTGACAGCGAAGAAACCTGGCAAGACGATGCGTATTTACAAGTATTAGTGTTTAACGTGAAAATGTAAAGAATATGACAAAAACTGGATATTGCAATGGTAGTGACCTTCTGCTTTATGTAGGAGGCAAAGCGGTAGGTAGCTGTACAAGCCACACCACGACATTTAGCAGCGAAACAAAAGAGCGCGCAGTTAAGCCTGTGGCTTCTGCGGCTTTGTCTTCCGGCAAGTGGAAGAAGAAGGGCGTGGTAGGTCTATCCTACAGTATTAGCGCTGAGGGCTTACGCTTCTATGACGAAACCGAGTGCGGCTTTAAGCAGCTTTTCAAACTTTGGAAGGCAGGTGAGCCCGTCGAAGTTAAGTGTATGGAACGCGAGGGCGCGGAAAAGCCCTACTTGGTAGGTAACTGCGTTATTACTTCTTTGGAAGAAAGCGCGCCAGCTCAGGACGATGCTACCTACAGCGTGAACTTGGAGAACGACGGAGAACCTACAACGCTGGACGACGTGGCTATTACAGAGAACGTAGCAGGTTAAGCGTATGGCAAAAGTATCTGTAGTTATCAACGGTAAGGAATTACCCTGCCGCCCCACTATGGGCGCCATGCTTCGTTTCAAGAAGGAAACAGGCAAGGAAGTTACCGAAATGGAAAACGGCAGTTTTTCCGATATGTGCGCTTACTTGTACTGCTGCGTAGCTTCTGCCTGCGCTGCTGACAAGGTGCCTTTTAAGATGTCTTTAATGGATTTCGCCGATAGCCTCAGCCCTGAGGATATGACCGCATGGGCAAACGCCGTGCAGGCTGAAACAAGCCCAGTGGAGGAAGGGGAAGAAAAAAAAAGATAGAGCCGAAGGGCATATACGAAATACTGGGTATCGCGCTGGGCTGTATAGGGCTATCGTATGACGATTTTTGCAGATTAGAGTACCAAGAATTTGCAGCCGTCTGGAAGGCCTATGCAGAGCAGCGCGATACTGATTTTAAGGATAGATGGCAGCGGATGCGTCTGCTGGCTTCGATAACTATACAGCCGCATTTAGATAGGCGGCATAGAGTAACGCCAGAAAAGCTGTTACCCTTCCCGTGGGATAAACTTACACGCGGTAAGAAGCCGACCATATCGGCAGAGGAGCAGCGCGAGCGTATGCGTAAACTGGTAGAAAAATTAGGCGACGATTTGATATAAAGCTATGGCAGGTAACACTATTAGTATAACCTTTAAGCTGGAAGGTGATGGCAATTCTTTCAAGATACTAACGAAGGACGCCGAAGGCTTAAAAAAGGCGATGTCCGGAGTAATAGCAGAAGGGCAACAGCTAAAGGGCAACGTAATTAATTTCGCTGCGCTGGCTACTGGTATAGACGCCGCCCAGCGTAGCTTTAGCCAGCTGCAAGGCGCTATGCAAGGGCTGGCGGATGCCTATGCAGTACAGGAGGTGGCCGAAACTAAGCTAACCACCGTAATGCAGCAGCGCATGGGCGCTACAGATGCAGAGATACAAAGTATTAAGGACTTGGCGGCAGCCCAGCAAGAAATAGGCGTTATCGGCGATGAGGTACAACTATCCGGAGCGCAACAAATAGCTACCTTCCTTACGCAGAAGGATAGCTTGGAAGCGCTTGTGCCGGCAATGAACAACCTATTAGCCCAGCAAAAAGGCCTCAACGCCACGACAGGCGACGCCGTGCAGGTAGGTAATCTTATGGGCAAAGCCATGATGGGGCAAGTGGATGCCCTGAAGCGCGTAGGCATTACCTTCACTGAGGCCGAAGCTAACGTAATGAAGTACGGAACGGAGCAGGAACGCGCCGCCATGCTTGCGCAAATCATTACTAACAACGTGGGCGAAATGAACGCCCAATTAGCACAGACGGAAAGCGGAAAGCAGCAGCAGTTAGCTAACGCAATAGGTGACGTTAAAGAGCAGATAGGCGGACTTGTTAATGGCGCCCTTCCCTTTGTAACTATAGCCGCGCAGAGCACAGCAGCGCTGGCAAGCATTACAACGCTGATAACCGGCGTTAAGACACTTAGCGCAGTAATGTATGCCAACGCTAAAGCCTTCGCCGTATCTACTGCTGCCTATATCAAGAACAAGGTAGCCACACTGGCAGCTGCCGCAGCTCAGGGAGTAGTAAGAGCCGCTACTATGGCGTGGAAAGCCGCGCAGGTGGTGCTTAACGTGGTGCTGAGCGCTAACCCTATAGGGCTTGTTATTATGGCTATCGGCGCGCTGGTAAGCGCAGTAGTGTATGCGTACAACAACTGCGAGAGCTTCCGTAAGATAGTCGATAAAGTTTGGGAGGCTATTAAGCCACTTGCTACAGCCATAATGGACGGACTGGCAAAAGCCTTCGAGTGGCTGGTGGAAAAATGTAAGGAAGCATGGGAGTGGCTTAAAAATATACTTGGCTTAGGCGGCAAGAAAGTAAGTGTGGCCGTCGATGTGTCGAAGCCTAAGGGCAAAGCCCCGACTATCGACTTGGGCGAAACGCAGAAGAAGTATGCAAACGCCGGCAATACGCCAAAAGTAACTACACCAAAGGCAACTACGCCTAAGGCAGAAAGTAACGCGCCCGTCTGGCGTGAGGACGCCGCTACACTGGAGCAGATAAACGAGAACCTGGACATACTACGCGCCCGCCTACAGAAAGCCACAGTAGAAGAGGCCGCAGATATTAACCAGCAGATAGCACTATGGCAAGCCAAAGCGGATGCTATAGAGGACGCGGGAAATGCCGTAAGCGATAATACCCCGCTGTGGAAGGAAGACGCTACCACCCTGAAGGATATTAACGCCAATATCCAGATACTACAGGAAAGACTTAACGAAGCCAGCGTAGAGGAGGCTGCCACAATTAACCAGCAAATAGCGATGTGGCAAGCCAAAGCCGATGCTATCAAGAATGCTGGCAAGGCAGTAGAAGACAATACGCCGAAGTGGAACGCGCAAGCCTCAACGCTTAAGGATATTAACGGCAATATCCAAATATTGCAAGATAAATTACAGACAGCTAATGTACAAGAGGCAGCCGCCCTTAACCAGCAGATAGCCCTGTGGCAAGCCAAAGCGGATGCTATTAGAAAAGCCGGATTAGAGGCTGAAAGCACAGGTGAAAAGAACTATAAAGCCTTTACTACTTCATGGGGAGCAGTAAAAGGCATGAAGGGAGGCATAGATAATATTACCGAAGCGCTTAAGGGTAACGGCGATGCCTGGACGATAGTATGCGGTATTATCGACGGCTTTATAGCTCTATACAATGGAATACAGACGGTAATAGGTGTAATTAACCTGCTGACTGCCGCAAGCACTGCGCACAGCGTAGCTAAGGGTGTAGAGGCGACAAGCGAAGGAACGGAGGCAGGTGTACGCGCTACGGCTGCTACCACTAACGCTGCCGCCGCCGATACTACAATAGTGGCAAACAAACTGGAAGCTGCCAGCTGGAAGGAGTTAGCAGCCGCAAAGTATATGGCAGCGCACGCAGCAATACCTTTTGCCGGCTACGGAATAGCCGCCGGCTTCGTCGCTGCTATGTTAGCTACTGTAACAGCAGCTGGCATACCCATGCTGGCTAACGGTGGTTTGGCAACGGGCCCGACGCTTGCGATGGTGGGAGAGTATGCCGGCGCCAGCGGGAACCCCGAAGTAATCGCGCCACTGGACAAACTGCGCAGCCTTCTGCCTGACCAGCAGGAAGCCGGTATAGGTAACTTGGAATTTAGAATTAAGGGCGACGACCTGGTAGCCGTATATAATCGAAGAACCAATAAAGTAAGGAGAAGCTGATATGGCAATGGAATTACGATACATGGGCGAGTTTCTAAGCCGCGAAGGCGTAACCTGGCGCGTAGAGCTGCGCCAGGAAGCGCCCGCGCCTTTCGACGAGATAGGCGCCCTTACCTTTGAGGCTAACCAAGCGCTGACTATAGAGTGGACCGAGAAGAAGAAGGAAGAAGTAATTTGCGGATCTGTAGCAACTATACAGATAGAGAGCCCAGGCGACCGCACCTACGAAGAGCTTTACACTATAGAGGTGGGGCAAATACGTATGGACGTTTACCGAAATGGCGCGCTATACTGGTCCGGTATGCTGGACCCGGAATTTTACGAAGAACCGTACGAACGTGCGGCTAACTATGAGGTAAGCCTGAGCTTTAGCGACTTCGGTATATTACAGCGTAAGAAGTATGCGCTGGCGGGTATGCTGACCGTTAAGGACGTGCTGGATATGTGCCTGCGTGAAGCTGGCATAATACACACCGGCATAGACCAGTCACTGATAAGCACCAGCCTATACGGAGCCGAACCGCTTACCCTTAGCGATATAAAGGTGCGCAGCGATAACTTCTACGACGAGGACGGCGAAGCCTCAACGCTGGAGGATGTGCTAATAGGCATATTACAGCCTTTGGGCCTTCGCATGGTGCAGCGCTGCGGTAAGATATATATCTATGACCTAAACGGGCTATACAACAATGCTAAGAGCACAGAAGCTGTATGGAGTGGCGACAGCAGCACTATGGGCGTGGATGTGGTGTACAACAACGCTAAAATAACGTGGAGCACCTACGCCCAGAGCGGGAACCTGGCACCGACAGAGTGCTGGATGCATAAGACAGACCCGAACCTGTACAATATCAACAATACAAGTTACCGCACGTACGAAGGCAGTAATTATATGTCCTTCCACTACAGCACGGACCTTCTTGACTGGATAGACGCTACCGATGCCGGCTTTACCCTATGGATAAACAAGGAGGGAAATAACGCCGAGCTTTCGGAAGATTTGGCGTGCCAATTTTTCAAAATAGTGCCGCAGTACGATGGCAGCGAAGCCGAAGGTATCATGCTTTTGCACCCGGTAGTAGAAGCCTATAAGGTGGGCGATAACAAGAACTGGCACGCGCAGGCGAGATACGGGCGTGTTGGCATTAACCCAGCCTATATGCAGGGTACTACCGTCGATATAGACAGATTTATTTTTAAGTCTTCCCATGTATGGGTGCCACCGGCAAACAATCCTAACGACCTTCTTATACGTATATCTTTGGAAATGCTTTTGGATCCAAGATGGAACCCTTTTGAGCAGGCCACAAACTACATGACGTACATAGAGCAGAAAGACTGGCAAGACCAATGGAAAGCGCGCGGTAACTATCTATACGTGCCCGTTACTATCAAGTTTAAGCCCGACAATAGCGACCAGATATACTGCTGGGATAATCGCTATATCTGTACTCAGGGTGTGAGCTCACCGGTTAAGAACCTGTACGGAACTTACGGAAGCTGGGCTAAATATGATAATACTAAAGACGACAAGCCAAACGTATGGGGCTGGCTATGCTATTACGACCCTAACGACCGCAAAGAAGGCTGCGGCGTAGCTCAGGGATGGAGTAAGAACCGCCCCGCAATTAACCCACACACCGAGCAGATAGCTTCCATACTGGAGAACGCGGACGCTGGCCAGTACATACCATACCCGAACATGGGAGGAGGTGAGCTGTGGATAGAAGTACGTTTAGACGGGTGGATGATTAGCGACGGCAGCGTTAATCTTAGCAGCACACAAATTATAGACACCTACGGACTATTCTATGGCGACACCATGAGAAGCCCGAAAGTAAACTGGATATTGTGCAAGCTGCCAGAAATAGAGATAGTCAATAACGTACAATTTGACACGGCTATTAACACCGACGACGTAGAGTATAGCGCGCAGATCAATGCGAACGCGAAGGACGACATAGAAATAGATACCGTATGCGGGACTAAAGCGGGGGGCGTGCCCGCGGCACGCGGTGCTTACTTTAACGCTTCCAACGGAGAGCAGATAACAGAATTTTACCGCGCCGGACGAAAGGCACAGGTAGAGCAGCTGCTAATAGGAACGCTGTACAGCCAATTTGCCGAACGGCGGACGAAGCTAAGCGGCGAAATAGAGCTGCACCCCGACGCGCTTGTGACGTACACAGAGCAGAACCAGTACGGTAAGAAGTTTATCCTGACGGGCGAAACGCAGGACTGCATAGCAGACACGACGCAGGCCACTATTATAGAACTAAGACCAGACGAGTACGATAAAGAATGAACAAGAAATTTACCCTAATAACGAGCGACCGAGAGCCGAAGCCGCGCAGTAAAAGACTGCGTGAGCTTGGCGGCGGTGGTGCTTCCTCAGGTACAGCGGGCGCTACTGTGGTGAATGTATCGGGCGGAAACGCATCGCCGGACCCTAACAGCCACACCCATGCCAATAAGGCAGACCTGGATAAGTTAAGCACCGATACAGACGGATACGGCTATATTAGCCAGATGCGCGAAGTAGAGGAAACCGACGAGGACGGCAACAAGACCACGAACTGGGCTAACGTGAAGGACAAGGTTAAGGCAGGCTACGCAGACACGGCAGCGATAGCCGACGACCTTACGCCCGATAGCCCTGTGCGCAGTCAATTCCTTAGCAGACTTGCAGCTGACACGGCGAAAGGGCGCATAACCTTCGAGGAGGGACTGCACGCCCTTACAAGCAGTAATTTCGATGGCGGTATATATGTGGGCGACTATACGGAAGGTATCGAGGGCGCCAACATAGACCCGGAAGGTAATGCAGAAGTGGAGAGCCTGACGGCGCGAAGCTATCTTAAGATCTACGAACTGATCTACAACCGTATTAACGCGCTGGAAGGTAATACCAGCTTCGCCGACAGCGGAACTATCGATGCAGAAGCTAACGACGGGCAGCTGCTTACCATGCGTAAGCGCTGGGACGGCGATATAACGGCCTTCCAACCTGGAGATATAGTATATGGATATGTTAATGACTTAGAGGGGGCTAACGGAGGCCAATATTACAAGGCGTGGGCGCGGGTGAAGTCTGTGGATCGCGCGGCCAATAAGCTTACGGTGGTATATTATCCCGCGAGCGAAACGCCCGCAAAAGTAAACTATACGTTTCGCAGGGGAATGGTAATAACACGCTGGGGCAATGCCATAGAGGCTAACGCTGTGACGTGGGCTAATGAAGACTACAAAGCCTTTATTGAAAAACGCGATAACGGATATTTCAATAGCCGCCAAAGCAGCTTCTTTATATCCTGCGAGGACGGGAACATGGTAGAGCTGATGGGCGTAAACAAGCCCATACTATCGGCAGAGAATTACGGCACCGTATTAGGGCGAATACCAGAAGGTCTGCTGGATAGCGCGACCGAGAAACTGATAAACAAGGACCAACCCTACCTATACGCGCGCGGCATTATTGTGCAGGACCTTATACGCGTGGACTATCGCGGCGTAGTTACCCGTATGGCGAACTATCGCGGTACATGGAGCGCTACCACTGCCGCCAGTGAAACCGACTACTACCGAAGCACGGCAGGCGCGTACGATACAGTAACGTGGAATAATTGCCTATGGCAGTGCGTAGCCTCAGGGACGACAGACGAGCCGAGCGACAGCACAGGCAGCTGGGTAAATATGTCCGGAGGCGCGGAGGTGCCGAAGCTGAGCGTATGGAAGATAATGCCTAACACGGATATAGTAACCTTCCGCTACGATGCCGAGGGGAAAGTAACTATACAACCTAAGCGCGTAACTTGTAACGTGCTGCTGACCGATACCGAAATAAGCACGAAAACCTACAGCAGTAGCTTGGATCTAAATACAGACTACGGTGTTAAGCTGTGGTATAGTATCGACGGGGCAACGTGGAAGGAATTTGTTATAGGCAATACCGAACCGCTGGAAACAGAGGACAGCGAAGCCTTCGAGGCTGAAACCTCAAGCGCAGACAACCCGCAGTACCTAACGCTGGGCGGCGATGATGTGGCGAGCGAGCTAATAGGCGACCGCATATACTTCGAGCTTCGCAACGATAGCGACGTGCTGGCGCGTAGTGTGATACCTGTAGTTAAGGACGGCAAGGAGGGCACAGACGGAATAATGGTATATCCCGCCGGTGTGTACAGTGCAGATATTACCTACACTGCCGACAACGAAACCAGCCCGGTAGTAGCATACGATGGCAACTATTATATGCTGATACGCGGAAAGAGCTATAACGGCGCTACCATGCCGGAAGGGCGACGGAACCCTGCCGAAGATGTTGCCAACGGTGGCGACGATGTGCGGTGGCGGCTTTTCGAGAAGTTTAATGCCGTTTTCGCCGACGTGATTATGGCGAACTTCGCGAAACTTGGCGGGGCTGTGTTTTACGGCGATTATATGTTTAGCCAAAGTGGTACTATAAATGGCGCAGAAGTATCTGGCGTAGATGCTGAAGGAAAGGCGTACTATCGTCAGTTTACCGACGGCGTAACCTATGGCACCTTCTTACCGTACCTAATGCTTAACTTCCAAACAGGAGAACTTTACGCAAACAAAGGAAAATTTAGGGGAACAATCGACGCGGAAAAAGGAACTATAGGAGGCTTCGATATTAACGCGGATAGTATTAGCTACGGCGACGTATCTACCACCGAATTAACAGCGGAGGGCAAAGCACTTGTTTCGCCAAGAAGCATATTTATACAGGATATAGACCCAGACTATAATAATAGCTATTACCGCATAGCTTTTGGCAGAAAAAGCGACCCTAATAACGATAACGAATATGGGTGTATGGGCTTTATATATAAGCACGACAGGAGCTCAGATTATTATAGGGCCTTCTACCCTGCATTTCGTATAATAGCTAATTCCAACTGGGGATGGACCATAGGTTTATCCTCAAAAGGCGCAATAGTTACAGAAGAGGGCCCTATATCGGAAACTGGTAAAATAGTTTCAGTAGATAGCCAAGTGGTAACAGTAGAGAGGATGGATGCCTTAGGAGGTAGCGTGTGGGCAATCTCAAATACTATAGGAAATGACAACGAAATATACCTGCCAGAAGTACGTAACGTAAAAAGAATACTTGGCAACAGCGGCGGTAATATAGTATGGAGAACTAAATTTACCGTACTTCCAACTTCGTATAGAGTGATGATTAAGGTATTAGATACGTCAGATAACCCAAATATGTATAATGGAACTTCTGTTATAACAAGTTTTACCGCCTCACCAGGAAGATTTTACGAAGCGTGGCTAATATGTGACGGAACGAATAATATATGGCAAATAAGAGAAATATAAATGTACTAAGATTATGAAAATATCGGAATTAACCCCGCTAAGCAGCCTACAGACTGCGGCGCAGATACCTATAGCGATAGAAGGCGAAAATAGAAGCGTAACTATAGGGCAGATACTTACCGCGCTCCAAAGTAGCATAGTAGTGTTTAACAGCATAGTGCCGGAAGGGCAGAAGAAAACTTATGCCACTGGAAGTACTAACCTACCTACTTTCATTATGTACGATGCCGATACTAAAAAATTCTACGCCGGTCTTTACATATTCCAAGTAGGTACTAACGAAAGTAATCTAACGCTTTATAGCGAATTTTATGGTAAGGATAATTACTACCGCGAAGGGGAAGTGCGTACAGACTGCCTTTTTGCAGCGAAGGACGGGCGGCTATATCGTTACGCAGATGGCCTTATATCCTGTGGACTAACCGACGCCCAGGCAGAACTGCTACAGAAGCTTACGCCTAAAGAGCTGGCAAGCGAAGCAGAACTGGAGGCACTGAAGGCAGCGGGCGAAATAGTACCTGGACAACTTTATTACATAGCTGAAACGGAATGATAACAGTAGGAAGCACAAAGGTAGGGCGCTTCTTCATGGGCGCCACTACCACTACGGCAGTATCTATCGGCAGCCTGTACAAGGGCAAAGACGCTGAGGCTGTGACGAAGATATGGGAGGCTGTCAGCAGCTGCTTCGGCAGCGGCTTATGGCGAGCCGCCAAGCCGTGGAAAGGTAAAGACAAATGGAAGTATTAACCAATATATGAAATTATGGCAGATAAGATTACTACGCCTATACCCGATATAGGCACAAGCTGGGAGAACTACGGAGGAGAACAGGTAGAGGCTTTTTTGAAGGGCCAACTAACTGCGCTTACCAGTAGTAAAATCGGCGACTGGCATTTAGTCAATGGCGCCGACGGTATGGCAACGCTTTACGGCTTCGCGTCTATCGATACGAAGGAAGAGTGGCAGCAGCTGATCGAGCAGGGTAACGAAGAAGAAGCCGCTAAGCTGGTGCTTAGTAGCGTGAGCTTCTACAGTCAGCCCGTACAGGATGACTACACGCTTGCCGCCCGAATTACTAAGAACTTAGACAGCCCTATGGTAATGGGGGCAGATAACCTGCTGAAATTTACCTATAACTGCTACTATGGCGGCGACCCTACCGACACGGACACACAGCCGGGCTGGGCGAAGTTTACCGTTAACGGCACACAGATAGCCGACCTTAATATGGTGTTACATCCAGGTGGCGCGTACAGCGTGAACTTAGGCAAGTATCTTACGCAAGAGAACAACAGCGTAAAAATGGAAGTGGGCAACCAACACGGTAAAAGCCGTACATGGAACTTCACTATACGAGCTTTGGAAATTGTGCTTTACTTCGATGATAGCTACGTGGAAAGTCTGGTGCGTAATGCCGACTGGCGCCTGCGCGTAGGATGCCGAGGCGTTACTGCGCTGGTGCACCTGCTAATCGATGGCAAAGAAGTAGCCACAAGTACTATTACTAACACCACCTACGACTTCCCGATAGACACTACCGGGCAGCTGGATGCGGGCGCCCACGAAATTACACTGTATGCCGAAAACGCCACTTACGGCCTGACGAGTGAAACGATAAGTACGCGCTTCATTAAGTCAGGACTGGCTATACCGACTATCTGCGTAGGCAAGGACGCCGACAAACGGGCTACCATGTACGGCACAGCCTCAGTACCTTACTTCTTCTACTATCCTGGCGCGCCAGTGGGCAGCAGCGCTACCGTTACCTTCGAGATACAGACGAAGGAAGGCGTGGTGCTGGCAGAAGGCGGCACGCAGACCGTGGCGATAGCCAACGACGGCACCAGCGGACTGCAAGAATGGCGCTTTATACTGGGTGATAACGAGTACCTGACACAGGGCGAAATCGTAGTAGCCGTTAAGCTGGGAAGTAGCACAGCTAAGCATACTATCGCAGTGCTGGATGCAGGCGTTACACTGGAGCCGGCAAGCGAGTGCAAGATTTATCTTACAGCCGCAGGACGGACCAATGCCGACAGCGACGCGGAAGACTGGCATAGCACCTACGACGGGCAAAGAACCTGTACCGTTAAGCGCAGCGATAACTTCCGCCTCACGGGCGAAAACGGCTTTAATAACGACGCCTTCCTGATTAAGGCCAACAAGTATATAACGCTGGATGGCTACCAGCCTTTCGCTACTGACTTCGGCGTTAATGCGTCGAGCGCAGCAGCGCGCACGGGTAAAACCTTTGAGTTTGAGTTTAAGACGCTGAACTGCACTAACAGCGACACTAAGATAATGGAGTGCCTTAACGGCGGCGTAGGCTTCGTTATCTACGCCAACCGCGTAGAACTGCACAGCGCTGCGGGTGTACTGGAAACACGCTACAGCGATGAGGAGAAGGTACGCGTGGGCTTCTGTATCGACGGAACTACTACGCACTGCGTTAATAAGCTAATCAACGGCACAGAGGAAAGCGACTGCAATATAGCCTATATCTACGTTAACGGCGTTATCGTCCGAATGATTAACTACGATACCGCGGCGTGGAAGCAGCCGACAGCGAAGAATATCGTAATAGGATCGTCTGAATGTGACGTAGAGCTGTACACTGTACGTATATACGACAAATCGCTTAACTACCAGCAGATGATAGGTAACTACGCCTTCGACACGCCAGCACTGGAAGAAAAGATAGCGATAGCCAAACGTAATAACGTCCTGGACAGCTCCAATGCTGTGGACTTCTCTAAGGTAGCAGAGGCACTGCCCAGCACGCCGTATAAAATATGGGAAATAGCCCGTATGCCTACTGGCAAGAAGGACTGGGTAAAAGCTAATACTGAATTTGTAAACCCGCAGTGGAATTTGGATGAGTACGGCCATGCCGTAGCGCCTTTTACCTGCAAACAGCACGATATGGCGCTGGACGGCACCAGCTCACTATCCTACCCAGACCCGTACAAGAACTGGGCCGACAAGTATAACGGTGAGTGGACTATACACTTAGGCGATACCGACCTGACGATAACCAAGTACAGCATTACCGTAGGCGTGGATGCCGCCGAAAAGGAATTTGTGGACAAGGTAAATTTTGCTTCTTCGGAGGGTATAAGTAATATCTTAGCTATGAACGCCTACCAGAAGATACTTTTAGGCGCTTCTGCTCAGTACCCCGGCCTGCTTACGCCTCAGCAGGCACAGCAGCAGGCCGAAGGTAAAGATATTACCTACCGCCACAGCCTTAGTGGCTTCCCGATTATCGGGTGGCTTCGCGAGTACGTGAACGGCACGCCCAGCGTGCGCTTCCTCAGTCTGTTTAACTTCATAAACAACAAGTACAGCCCGTCTATCTTTGGAATGGACAAGAGCGGCGAAGCCGAGATATGGGAGGTAGAGGATAACGTAAACTTCTTTATGGACTATCTGGATGAAGGTACGTTTGGCGACAGCTGGAACTGCTTAGCCACCACACTGTACTACGCGCGCGTCCCTAAGACTTCGCCGACAACCGGCAGCGACTTTGGTAAGGCAGGTAACGCCAACCAGGTAGCGCAGGCAAACGAAGAAAATTACTGGCTTCGTCGCTTCCACAACTGGATTTACAGCTGTAACCCGCACGTGGCTAACCGCTATAAACTGAAATATGGCGACTACGCTATGCTTCCTTCTTCGGTAACGTACGGCGACACTACCTACAAGAAGGACACGCCCGAATATCGTATAGCGAAGTTTAATGCAGAATATGCTGGCTACATGAGTAAGGAAAGCGCACTTTTCTACCTTAACTTCTGCGATAATGATCTGTGCACAGATAGCTTTGACAAGAACATGAGTATAGCGCTTGTGCGCTTGAAGGAGGGAGGGCCTAAAATTGCCTTCTTCTTCCTTCGCGATACCGACACGTCGAAGATGTTTAATAACCGCGGCCCGCTTGCCTTCCGCTTTTACCATGAGTGGGGCGACAGCTTCGATGCCACCACTGGCGAAACCGGGCAGGTAGTAGGCGAAACCTACGACGCAGAGAGCGGGCAGTATAGCGTGGAATGTACGGCAGGAACGCCGGTATATAACGGCAGACTATCGGGGCTTTTCGACTGCGTTAATATGGCGTGGCCAAGCGACCGACGCGCGATGTATCAAGCCATGCGCAGCGCCGGCCTCAACGCCGCCGACCTTATGACTATGTATAACGCCTTCTGGAACCAGTGGAGCGAAGCACTGTACAATACCGACGGTATGGGCTATGCCACTACAGGGCGCTTCGATATGGCTTATGGCGACAAGAAGGAGATATACAAGTACTTCTACAAGTACCGCCAGCGCTATATGGACAGTAAATTTAACGCAAATACTTCGCAGGCGCTGGAGCTGCGCCTATGGGGGCCCGGCGCGGGTGTAGCCCTTCGCCACTACTGCCCTATATACGCGTCGCTCAACTGGGGAGCAGGCGAAATTAAGACTATCCGCAGCTTAGTACCAGGAGAGCCAGCATACTTCGAGAGCTCAGGCAAGAACAACACAGAAACCACCTTTACCGTCTATGATGCCGACCTGCTTACCAAGATAAGCACCTACATAGAACTCCCAGACGGAACGAAGAAGGAAGACGGACTACAAGCTATATCTACCAGCGCCGATATTACGGGCTTGGAATTTTGCAAGCGACTTAAAGAGCTGGTACTGGACTACAGCGATAAGGCCGCTAATACGAACCTATCTAACCGCGTTACTAATGTCGGTGCGTCTAAGGCTCTGGAGAAGCTGGTAATACGTAACTGCCCGAACGTAACCGGCACCTTCAACTTAAAGAGCGAGCAGATACGCGAAGTAGATTTGCGCGACACGAGCGCTGCCGGTTTGACGATACCCGAAACAGGAAGCCTGGTATCTGTGCAGCTTGGCGAGAAGGTGCGCGTGCTATCGCTGAACGGTATGCCGAACCTTACTACGCTGACTTTGCAGGGCCACAGCCTTCTTACAAGAATGGAAGTAACGGACTGCCCGCAGGCACCTACGCGCGAAATACTGGAAAGCATACTTAGCGACAGCAGTAACGTACTTAACGAGGTGAAGCTGCGCGGCGTGAACTGGGATGGCTTTAGTGTTACCTATTTGGAACGACTTACCGATATGAAGCTGGCCAACCCCGATAATGAGCTAACGGGCGTTATCACCGTAACGGGTAACGTGAGCTTCGACCTGAAGGTTAAACTTATCCGTGCATGGGGCGACGTGGACGGTGGCGGCACGCTCACTATCAACTATACGAAGCGAGCGCTTACAGCTGCATATATCCAGGGCGAAATATATATGGGCGAAGCCGGAAAAGACTACCAGCTGCGCATTAAGCCGGACCCGCTAAGCGCAAACAATGTAACCGCTGTACAGTGGGAACTGGATAATACCGCCTACGCAACTATCGACACGGCTACAGGTTTGGTGCACGTCAATAGCGTAGGACTGGAGGAAAATAACCCGCACGCTAAGGCTATCTGCCGTATCACAACGGAAGACGGAACCGTTATAACCGCAGAACGTACCATAGGCTTCTATGTACGTAGCTGCAAGGTAGGTGATATGGTATTTGCCGATGGTACCTTCAGCGACGTAAACGACGATAATAAGACGGTGGTAGGTGTGTGCTTCTATATTAACCCGCACGACAAAACACAGCGCCTGTGCGTATCTACCAAAGACCTGCCTACGTCTGTATGGGGCTTGTTTTACGATAGCAGCAATGGTACTAACGGCTTTAAGGAGGTAGTACTGGAAGACCACCCGGAGTACAGCGCTTTCGATATACCAACTATAGCCAATATAACCAACAGAGGCCTAAGCACAGACTACGTAACCGAAGAAACATACCGCGACGAAACGACAGCGGGCGACCCTGACGGCTTCAAGATAGTAACGGGAGCGGCGGCAGATATAGGCTTTACTACGGTAGACGAGGCTATAGGCGGCTACAAGAAGGGCGAAATTATACCTATCGGACTTCTTAAAACGTTGAAGATAATGGCGCACCGCGACCTTATCCTTAACGACCCTGCGCTGGATGATCTGCCCGTGCCCGCTGATGAGGGGGCCGGGCTATACCAGGCTACGGTAAACGCTATCAACAATGCGGGCAACATAGCAGCGAAGTATAAGCAATTCTATTACCCTGCTGCTTCGCTGTGTAACGCCTACAAGCCTGGCGTAAAACAAGGCGAAACGCTTGCCGACTGCTTCGCGCAGGGTAAATGGTTTTTGCCTGCGGAAGGCGACCTGATGCGTATGTACTGGTATCACCGTCTGGGCTATGGCTACGACGATAACGGCGTGGCTTATCCTTACCACAATGCTAACACGCTGGGCGTATTTAACGCCTTTAGTAATACCTGGTACTGGAGTAGCACCGAGGGCAGCCAGGGCCTCGCGTGGGTCGTGCACTTTAGCAATGGCAACACGGGCGGCAACTACAAGTACAACGCGCTCGCCGTACGGGCAGTGGCCGCATTTTAACTTTAACCCCGGCCTTTATGGCCGGGGCCGCCCGTAAGGGCGGCAACACAATCGTAATTAACTTAGCTTATTATGCGCACAAAGAAAGCGAAGACACCACCAATTTACCGAGCAATCGAAAGGCTACTATCGTGGGCTGCGCCTGTGGTAGATAGCCTACCGAAATCTTTAGCCTGCCAGACCTTAGGCGGGCTTTTAATACGCGACCTGCGCGACTGCCTTAACGCCGTCCTTTTGGGACAGGACACGGGCGACGTGCCCGCAAAGGTGCAGTGCATTAAGGTGCTACTTACTAACCTTACAGGCATACGCACCACCATGCGGGTATTTACCGGTAATCGCTACGTATCGGTAAAGCAGGAGATGGAATTTTTAGACCTGGTTAACCCTATCCAGATACAGGCTGCTGCCTGGTTACGGAAATGGGAGCCGGCGGTGGACGATGAAGGCTAAATATCCACGGTTACGGCTATGGATATTAACGGCTTCTTAATGCTAAATGGGCGCGGCGCTGGGCCTTCCACGGAAGACTTAGCTATAAGATTTTTAGCCCGCGCAGTTACCGAGAACAGCCAGAACAACGCGTGGAACGTGAACTTTAGCAATGGCAACACGAACAACAACAACAAGTACAACGCGAACGCCGTACGGGCAGTGGCCGCATTTGGCGAAGAAGTAAAAATAGGTTGGCTGGAAGCCTTCCACGACTGCTGTGAGAATAAGCTAAGTAGTTATGAGTGCTGCGACTACCGTCAGCACTACGAAACCGATTTATGGATTTTAATATATGAAGTATATACGAGAACCTACAAGCCCGGAAAAAGTACCTGCTTTGTAGTTACACGTCCGAAACTTCGGGAAGTATTTGCCGCAGCTTTCCGTGACCGCATAGTGCACCACTGGATTTGCTTACGGCTTAACCCGCTTTTTGAGGCGCGTTTTGCCGCTCAGGGAAACGTAAGCCACAACTGCCGAAAGGGATATGGAACGAGCAGCGCCGTATCTGCCTTCGCTGAGGACGTACGGGTAGTAACAATGGACTACACACGTAAGGCGTGGATAGGCAAATTTGATATTAGGGCCTTCTTCATGAGTATAGACCCTGCGCTGCTGTGGGACCTTCTGCGGCCCTTCATAGAAGAGCATTACAACGGTAATGACAAAGACACAGTGCTGTATCTTACGGAGGTGGTAATACTTAACCGCCCGCAGGAGAACTGCATAAAGAAATCGCCCGAAGAACTATACGAAGCGCTGCCGCCCGGTAAGTCCATGTTTAATTCAAAGACTGGCGTACCTATAGGCAACCTTCCCAGCCAGCTATTTGCTAACTTCTTTATGTCGTTTCTGGATGCCGCTATGGCGGCGCTTACCCGATACCTGGGCGCCGATATTTTCCGATACGAAAGATACGTGGACGACTTCGCGGTGGTGTGTGCAGATAAGGAAGTAATACTGTCTATCCGTCCGCTAATCACCGAGGCGCTACGTCGCGACCTATCGCTACAGCTTCACGGCGATAAATTCTACCTACAGGAAGCGAAGAAAGGCACCAGCTTCGTAGGCAGCGTAGTAAAGCAGGACAGAATATACCTAATTAACCGCACGATCCACGGACTGCACGAAGCTATGGGTACCCTTAACGGCATTTGCGCCGATATTATAGAGGGAGGCGCCAACTATGAGCGGCTGCGGAACCTGGAGCACGCGATAGCCTCAGTTAACAGCTATCTTGGCTTCACGGTGCACTGCGATGCCTATAACGTGAGGCTTAAAGCCTTCGCCAAGATGTCGCCAGCCTTCTGGCAGGTGTGCTTCGTTAAGCGCGATACGATGGCCTGCGTTAAGATACGGCGAAAGTACAAAACGAAAGTATTTCTATATAAGCAAGAAAAAGACTATGGTATGGTATTACGGCAATGAGAGGCCCGACGATGTAGTAATGAAGCTACGATTAGGGCAACGTCAATATACAGTAAACTTCAACGTGGAAAGCGCGGAAGGAACGGAATATAAATACAGATGGCAAAGCGTTACGCTGGAGCCGGGCGTATGGGCTTATGGCCCGCTGGTTAGCGCTATCGTATCTGAACGCTACCCCGAAGACGCCATGCAGGCAGTAGTTAATAACTACCTACTGGAGCCGCGAACCGATGAGGCTGTAGCGGAGTTTGACGCTATGCAGTCCTGGCGCGCCTTCGCCAAAGAAGTAGCCCACCAAGCAATAGGATGTGGGGAATGAGCTGGGAAATTATATCGACTATTATAGGTACCATACTGGGAAGTCAAGCGGTGGCGGAGATAGTGCGCTGGATTAAGAACAGAAAGACGGACAGCCGTATAGAAGAAGCCCATGCCGACAGCGAAGAGTTTAACAGCTTGCGCGAAACTATCCAGTTTTTACAGGAGCAGCTGAAAGGTAAAGAAGAACGCTTCGCCGAGCAGACCAATATAGTACGCAACTTAAACACCGAAGTTATACAGCTGACCAGAGAGAAGGCGGACGTAGAACTGGCTTACGCCAGATACAAGGCTGATACCGAGCTGGAACTGGAGAAGGTGCGGTGCGAGGATAAGCCCTGCCCCTGGCGCCGCCCGCCTAACGCATACACCGAGCCAAAGCCGCAGGGCAAAACTAAAGAAGACTACCACAATGAGAAAAATTAACAGCATTATTATCCACTGCGCGGCAACGCCAGAAGGCAAAGATTTTACGGTAGCTGATATAGACCGCTGGCACAGGCAGAGAGGCTGGCAGTGTATCGGCTATCACTACGTTATCTACCGCGACGGCAGCGTGCATGAAGGCAGACCTTTAGCGCAGGCTGGCGCTCACTGCGTAGGGCACAATGCCGAGAGTATAGGTATATGTTATATAGGAGGAGTGGATGCCGCCGGAAAGCCGAAGGACACCCGCACGCCTCAGCAGAAGAAAGCACTGGCTAAGCTGGTGGCGGAACTCTGCCAGAAGTACAACATATCGAGGCAGCATATATACGGGCACTGTGAATTTGCTGCGAAGGCCTGCCCCTGCTTCGACGTAAAAAAGGAGTTTAGAATATGAAGCACTTACTTTGGATCCTGACGGCGTTACTGCTTATGAGCTGCGCCGCCACTAAGCGGACTACAACGGAAACCCACGAACGCGAGTATAACAGTACACAGCAACTGGATAGCCTTTTCAAGTCTACCCTATTACGCGACAGTATCTACATACACGATAGCATATACGTACGCGAAAAAGGCGACACGCTGTATAAGTACGTAGAGAAGATACGCTACAAGTACATAACACGACAGGACACTATAACCCGCTATGCGCTAAAAGTAGATACCGTATATAGGGACAGTGGGCGTGTAGAAGTGTACGAGCGCCCCGTATATGTAGAGAAGCCGGTTAAATGGTATAACAAGGGCTTTATATGGCTGGGCCGTATGTGCTGTATCGCCGCGATCCTTTGGGCTTTATTCTTGTATCTTAAAAGGAAATTTTAATATGAACAAAGAACATATAGACGAAAGCAGCGCTAAGCACTTCCTGGTATGCCTCACACTGGCCATATATTCTACGGAACTGGCCGTAGGCTGCGGTATAGGTAAGGAAGTGGGCGACTACAAGAACTACGGCCACTTTTGCGGCTGGGACTTGTTTTTTGATACTTTGGGCGCGGCTGCCGGAACGGCCGTACGCATTATTCTTATACGGATTATTTATGGCCGTTGGCAGTATAACTGGTATTAACTTTTTGTGTCATTTGGTAAGGCCGCGTTTAGCTGTGAAGCTGAGCGTGGCTATTTTTCATTAAGGTAGTCTATCACCTGCCGGTTAGCCTTATCCACTTTATCAAGGCTGTATTTAATGTAGATACCAGTTACGGCGCTGCCGTGCTTATGCCCCAGCGCTTCGCTGATAATATCCTTAGGTATATCGAGGTCTACGGCGTAATTTGCCCAGCTGTAGCGTGCCCAGTACCACGTTAGCCCGGCTTCCAATTTATTAAGAAGATCGTTACAGTTATACCGGAAGCAGCTACACTTTTCGGCGAAGTCTAACAGGTGATCTTTACCTGGGTATTTGTCAATTATTGCCTGGGCTTCCGGCTGTATTAGTATGCTATAGTTTTTGCCCGTCTTTGCGCGCTTATACTGTAGGCGCCCGTTTACTATACAGTCTTTAGGCAACGCCAGCAGATCCGCCATATTTATACCGATAAGATAGAAGGAAAGCAGGAAAGCGTCTTTATACCTGGCCGTCTTACCCTTTATGTAAGTATCGCGGATCCTGCGCAGCGTTTCTACCGGAAGGTTACGCATAGGCGTATCTGTTTCTGCGCGGCTGTTTATTTTTGTGTATGCCTGATTAACAGCCACCCCGTCCTCAGCGGCATAACGTAATACAGTCTTAATACACTTCAAATACTTAGCTACCGTATTACGTTTTAGGCCTTCATTTTCCATTTTCTTAATAAGGCCTTCAAACCAAGCGTAGGACAGATCCGTAAGGTGCACCTTCGCCGGATCGCAGTAGCACCTTAGTTTAGTTATAGTGCTTTCGTATGAGCAGGCAGTTTTATCGGACTTCAACGCCTTAACCTTTTCTATGTATTCCAGGAGAGAAGGCACGCCGACCGTAGGCGATGTTAGCGACAAGTTAGTAAGCATTTCGCGAAGCTGCGCACTGGTTAGCACGCCCCACTGCCCGCTTTCCCTTAGCTCTAATATTCTATTACTGATAGACGTAAGTAGTGTGCGCAGTATGTTGTTTATACTTCGCGACTGCTTACCCGTACATATCTGTAGCCCTTCGTCCCAGTCTTCCTTAGCTAAGTAAATGCCGGTGGCCAGGTATAAGTTAGTACCGTAGCCTACCTTTATCTGTACTGGGTATGTACCATCCTTTAAGGGCCTTCTGGTATCTAATCTTAGCGTAGATTTTCCCATATTATTTGCTGAAAATTTGCTGAAAATTGTACCTAAAGTTACCCAAATGTGCCGAAATATACCGATATTAGGGCGTAAATAAAGGCACAAAAACCAAGTATAACAAAGAGGCAATGTGATGTAATTGCTTGAATATCAACACGAAATAAACGGATAACGCAAAATTTGCTACAAGTCCCCTTAGGGATTGTTGGCTTATTATAAGTTACTGATTTACAATTCATTTCTATATATCGTTTTTTATTTGCTGAAAATTTGCTGTTTCGTTATCGAACGCATAACTAACCGTATTTATGTTTGGTCCGTCTGTTTGGCCGTCTGTAAGAACCCCATCGAGAGCAGCCACGGCAACCGTAGCACTACGATAGTGGAAGCTGGCTGTAAAGCCATCAAGGGTATAAGTATAGTCCGGGTAACTTCCGGATGTGCGTATACCGTCCCAAACACACTGCCTGCTGCCATTGTCTATAGTGATAGATGAAGCCTTACCTTCGCGCACACGAACATATATAATAAGTGCTGAGGTATCGCACTTATATAGCCCGTCGATAACAGTAGCTTCATCCTCAGTAGAGCACGAAGCCAGAAGCAGCGATGCAAGTATTACGGTTAGAAGTCTTTTCATTTCTGAGAAAGTAAAGATAGTAAGGTATGTATCTGCTTGTCTTTTTCGGCAAGTAGTCCATTAACGAAGTTTTCCGACAGGGTAACTGCCTGCTGACCTATAACTGTGGCATTATCGCCCGTTACCTTGTTGGCGCCGGTAATGCCGCTATGGTACATTTCACCGATACCACGCAGTAGCCAGTCCGCAGATACGTCCGGATAGTTATCTAATATACTTAATATGGTGTCGAGGGTAATAACTGCCCCGTGGCTTAATTGTCGATTAAGTCTTTTCTGTCTATTAGTGTCGCCACCGGCTAACCCGTTTTCGGTATAGCCTTTTTCTTTTTGCAATTCTTTTAGACGCTGGCGTACGCCTTCTTCTGTTATTCCTTCCATTTATAAGACGTTTACAGGTGGTTTTAAGCCTCCAAATTGTTAAAAATACTATTTCTACCCGTTTGCGAGTAATTTTTTAGCGGAAATATTTGGATAATTAGTCGGAAACGTCTAACTTTGTGCCAACAAACGAACCAACGAACGAAGACAGCAACGGAAAAGCGCCTACCGTAGTGGCAGTCGAAGTCCAAAATATCCAAAAAATATCCGCCACAAAGGTAGGCAATTTTCCGTAAAAGTCCAACAAACCAACCAACTAATTTATGTTTTAACTCGAAAAAGACTAAAGGATGGAACAGAAAGTAGAAAAAATCACCCGCGAGCGCCTAAGAGCAATGCTTGACGGCGATACGTTGAGGGTAGAGTGCGCAGACGGCTACGACCTGGATAGCCAGCGAAACACAGCCTACGCTATGGGTAAGATGGAGCAGTGCCGCTTCAGCTGTAAAGCGGAGGGGCTTGCACTAACAGTAACGCGCTATGGTATCAATTAAACCAGACTGCGACCCAGCAGGACGATACAGCCAGATAGAGGCCGCCCGCCTTCTGGGTGTTGAGCGGCACACCATAAAGCGCTGGGAAGATAGTGGCTGCATACGCTTCCAGGTGCGTAAAGCAGGGCGCGCTAAATTCACTACAGGCCAGCAGATACTCAAGTGCTGGGAACAAACGTATTTATAATTTCAAAATTTATTGATATGAAAAAGATTATTACCAACTACCACTACTACGTGCTTATCGTGCTGTGCGTAGTATGCTGCTTAGGCGTTTTCGCAGTGCCAGACGACGAACTGCCCATGCTTACTTGGTTATGGGTGCTTGCTACCACTAAGGCTGTAGGCTTCGGCGCAGGCTACCTGTACGCTAAGCTTTACAGCCACTGGGAGGCTAAAGGAGTTATACCAGAATTAACCAATTTCGTAAACGAGTTTTAATATGGAACCTATCAAAATTAACGTGAACGTGCAAGTAGGCGTTACCGAAGAGCTCTACAGCCTTCTGCGTAACCTACTGCCAGGCGCTAAGCCAGTAGCAGCGCCGGAACCTGCCGTACAACAGCGGGAGAGTAAAACGGATGAGGCGCCGCAGCCCGCCGAAGTAATTAACCAAGAGCCGACACCGGAACCCAAGAACGAAGAGGCCGCACCCGCTAAGGAGGAAGCCGACAAGGAATATACGGAAGTAGACGTACGCGCTGCTATGGAACGTACACGTAAACGTATCGAGGGCGAGGACTACAAGGAGAACACCAGCAGCGAGAAGTATAAGAAGTACCACCGCCAGCTGACTGCCGAGTTTAAGAATATTGCCGCCTTTTTAGGCAGTGAGAAGCCAAGCGCACTGCCTACGTCTGAACTACGTCGGAACTTCTGCAACCAGTGCGACGAGCTGATATTAGAGGATGGAAAGATAACCCGCAAAGTACCATTTTAACTATGGCTGGACACGCACTATTAAGCCCTTCAGCTTCCCACAGATGGCTGCACTGCACGGCGGCGCCACGTCTGGAAGAGGGCATAGAGGACAAAGGAAGCGATTATGCGGCAGAAGGTACACTGGCACACGCGTACTGCGCCATGAAGCTTAAACAATTCTTAGGCCTTCCCACTGACGGGGAGGAAAAAGAGATAGCGGAGCTTAACGACAAGTACCACACAGGCGAAATGGACGAATATACCGATACATACGCCACTATCGTACTGGAAAAGTACAACGCGGCAAGAACCGCCACACCTGACGCACAGCTGCTTGTCGAAACCCGCTTGGACTTTACAGATTACATACCTGAAGCCTTCGGAACAGCGGATGCTATAATAATAGCTGACGGAGTGATGGAGGTAATAGACTTCAAGTATGGGAAGGGTGTAAAGGTATCTGCTGAGGCTAACCCGCAGATGATGATCTACGCGCTTGGCGCTTACGCCCGCTTCAATTTTGACTACCGCATAGACAGCCTGCGCGCCACTATCGTACAGCCCCGTATCGACAACCTCAGCGAGTTTGAGATAACAGTACAGGAGCTTACAGAGTGGGCAGACAGAACGCTTAAGCCGGCAGCGGAAAAAGCATACAATGGCGACGGCCCACAGCAGCCGGGAGAGTGGTGCCAATTCTGCAAGGTGAAGAACCAATGCAGAGCGCTGGCTGATAAGTGTAAGAATGTCGTAGCCGTGGATCCGAAGCTGATCACTGCCGAAGAGCTCGCTAAGGACGTGCTGCCTATGGTGCCGCTGGTTAAGACATGGATAAGCGGCGTGGAGGAGTACGCGCTGGCCCAAGCGTTAAGCGGTGTACAGCTACCAGGGTGGAAGATAGTAGAAGGCAGAAGCGTACGTAAGATAGTGGACGCCGACGCGACTATTACAGCGCTAAACCAAGCAGGCTATAAGACTACTGAGATACTGAAGCCTCAGGAACTACGTACTATTACCGATTTGGAAAAGCTGGTAGGTAAGAAGCAATTTGCCGCACTATGCGGCGAATGGATAGAGAAGCCGAAAGGGAAGCCTACACTGGCGCCTGAGAGCGACAAGCGTAAAGCCATAGACCCGGTGGCTGAAGACTTCAAAGATATTAACATAGACTAACGGCCTGGCGTTTTCCAGGAAACGATAAACGTAATAAGTTATGATTACACCAATTATTAAGAACGAAGGCAAAACCGTAGTTTTCGGTCCCTGCCGCCTCAGTTACACGCACCTATTCAGTAAGTACAGCCCGGACGGTGACCCCGACAACGGCAAGTACATGACTAACGTGCTGATCCCGAAGGACGAGAAAGAAACCGTTAAGGCGCTAAAAGATGCTATCGAGGCCGCCAAAAAGGCCGGTATCGTATCGAAGTGGGACGGAAAGGAGCCTAAGAAGCTGGACATGCCGCTTCGCGACGGAGATACGGACAAGGAGGATGACGACGTATACGCCGGCAACTACTACGTTAATGCGAAGTGCGTAAGCCGCCCTGGTGTCGTAGATAAGCACCGCAGCCCAATAGTGGACGAGGACGACGTATATAGCGGCATGTGGGCCGTGGTATCTGTTACCTTCTTCCCGTACAACGTGAGCGGAAATAAGGGCGTAGCCTGTGGCCTTAACAATGTGATGAAGACTAAGGACGACGAGCGCCTGGGCGGACGTACCAGCGCTGAAAGCGACTTTAGCGAAGTGGACATGGAGGACGACGACGATTTGTAAACAAGTACCAATCATTTGCCCGACGCGGGTATGCGCCTGCGCCGGGCTTTATAAAAATTCCAATTATGTACAATCTTATATCAACGATAGCAGAACGCTGTCACGCCTCAGCGACGAGGCGCGGAAAAGATACAAGCTGGATAAGCTGCATATTCTCCCTGCACGACGAGCTGGCCGAATACTGGGCCGCTAAGGACGACGCGAGAGAAACAAGCATAGAAGCAATAAGGACCGCCGAGCAGATCCAGGACGATGCCGAATTTATCGACGCCTACGAAAAGAACCTGCATAACACTGTAGCCGACGAGCTGGCCGATGTGCTTATAGTAGCGGCAACCTGGAATGCCTCAGCAGCCGCGAACAACGCCAAGGACTTCAAGCCGGAACGCGACGTGGAAGTAATGCTGGCTTCTGGCGCTATATCTTTTATATGCAGCCAAATCGACGCCCCGCGCGACGTGGAAATGCTGCGCTGTATGGTAAATCTTAAGATGCGTTATAACGAGCTGCGAAAGGACTAAAATATGCGAGAACTTGGCATAGACATAGAAACCTACAGCAGTAACGACCTTCCTACCTGCGGCGTGTATAAGTACGTCGAGGCGCCTGATTTTACTATACTGCTTTTCGCCTACAGCATAGACGGCGGGCCAGTGGCCTGCTGCGACTTTGCCCAGGGCGAGCAGTTACCCCAGGAAGTCTTCGATGCACTCAGGGATCCGGCTATAGTAAAGACTGCCTTTAACGCCGCCTTCGAGCGCGTCTGCATTTCGCGTTACTTTGGATGGCCGCTTATGGACCCCGGACAGTGGCGATGCACTATGGTACGCGCCGCGCGTATGGGGCTACCGCTATCGCTTGGGCAGTGTGGAGAAGTACTGAGGCTGGCAGACGGCAAGATGAAGGAAGGAGCGGCGCTTATCCGTTACTTCAGCTGCCCTACCAGGAAGAAGGACGGCACTATAATACGGCACCTTCCTGCCGACGCGCCCGAACGCTGGGCAGTATTTAAGCAATACTGCACCCGCGACGTGGAGGTAGAGCAGGCCATACTTAAGATAGTGCGCAGACTGACACCGGCAGACTTCGACGAAGAGCTTTACACAGTGGACCAGCTTATAAACGACCGCGGCGTGATGATAGACCGCCAGCTGGTGGATAATGCAGCGCGCTTCGACGAAGAATATAAAGCCGAACTTCTGAAGGAAGCGCAACAGCTTACAGGTATGGAGAACCCCAACAGCCCAAGCCAGATAAAGGAATACCTACAGAAGGTAACGGGCCAAGTTTTCCAAAGCCTCAACAAAAAGAGCCTGGACGACATAGAAGACAGCCTTAAATACTGGCCTAAAGCGCGGAAGGTTTTAGATCTGCGCCGCGAAATGGGAAAGACAAGCAACAAGAAGTACAATGCCATGCAGCAATGCGTCTGCGCTGACGGACGAATACACGGCCTTTTGCAATTCTGCGGAGCCGCACGTACAGGGCGCTGGGCGGGGCGACTGGTACAGGTACAGAACCTGCCGCAAAACCACTTGCAAGACCTGGACTACGCGCGGAACCTGGTAAAGGCGGGAGATCTGGAAGACTTCGAACTGAACTACGGGAACCCGACGCAGGTACTTTCGGAGCTGATACGTACGGCCTTCATAGCTAAGCCAGGCTGCACTTTCCACGTATGCGATTTCTCAGCTATCGAGGCGCGCGTTATAGCATGGCTGGCGAGCGAAACGTGGGTACTCGACGTTTTCCGGCAGGGAGGGGATATATACTGCGCCACTGCTGGGCAGATGTTCCACTGCCGCGTCGAGAAGCATGGCGAAAACGCAGAACTGCGAGCGAAAGGTAAGATAGCAGTACTGGCGCTTGGCTATGGCGGAGGAGTTAATGCCCTGGAGAACATGGGTGGCAGCCGCATGGGACTAAGCGAACGCGAGGAGAAGGAAATAATGCAACGCTGGCGGGAGGCTAACCCTAAGATAGTAAAATTATGGGCTACCTTAGAGAAGGCAGCACAGCGGGCACTTATGACAGGTGAAACGATAACTATTAACAGAGGTATCGAAGTAAGCCGCCAGTGGGGCTGCCTTACCATAAAACTACCTTCCGGGCGCACTATCTGCTACCCACGCGCAAGCATGGGCGTGGAAGAAAACGACGGATGGCGGGGCGACCACCCTATTATCGAGTATGAAGGACTTAACCAGATTACTAAGAAGTGGGAGAAGATCCGAACGTACGGCGGTAAGCTTACCGAAAATGTGGTGCAGTCAATAGCCCGCGATATACTTGGTATCGTTATCCTCAGAGCGCATAGGGAAGGCCTTAATATTGTTTTCCACATCCACGACGAAATAGTGGTAGAGGCGGAAGCCGGGCAAACCCTGGAAGACGTCGAAGCCCTATTTAGCGAGCCGATAGACTGGTGCAAAGACCTTCCGCTGAAGGGAGCAGGATATACGACCCCATACTACCTAAAAGACTAAGCTATGGTATATATCAACGGTACAAGATTTAATAGTTTTCCGGAATGCTGCTACGTTTGCCCATTCTTCTTAGATTGGGGGCAACACTTTCAGAAGGGCACATGCACGTTATTCCGTAAGCAGAAGAACAAGTATAATAATCCACCTAAGCGCTGCCAACAACTTTTCGACAAGGCTAAGACCTTCCCGGAAGGTAGCGAATTGGTAATAGTAGTAAAATAACATGGTAAGAAGAAAGAAAATTTGCCCAAAGTGCGGAAGAAACCTTTGGCTACGCGAATACTACCGACAGGCTACCGGCTGGTTATCGTCCTACTGTAAGGAGTGCACCAGAGCAGCCAAACGAGAAGAGTATGCGAGAAACCGAAAGGTGCCAAACAGACTGTACCGAGACGACAAGGGAAGGCTGGTAGAGCACAAGGACTGTATACGAAAAATACACTGGTCAGAGTATATGGAGCAGAAGCTAAAGCGACTTTTTCCCACTACCAAAAATGAGGACCTGGCTATAGAGTTTAATATGAGCCCGCGCACGGTGATACGTAAAGCACGAGAAATGGGGCTGGAAAAAGATAAAGCTTGGATGCAAGCGCACGCCCGAAAGAACTGCCAGTATATGCGAGTGCTTAATATGTGTTCCGGTAATAGCGGACAATTTAAGAAGGGCGAACATGCGAGCCCGGAAACCGAATTTAAGAAGAAAGTAATATGCTAACAAAACGATTTTTGAAGTTTCGCTACACGGCTATACGCCGGTACGGAGAAAAGAAATGGATCGCCACTGACGGAGTAATAGAGTTTAACCCTAACTACACCGTGAACGTGGGCACGTGCGAGATAGAAGGCTTCAGCTACGACAAGCAGAAGGCTTACATAGTGGAGCTAAGCAACGGCACTAAGTTTCTAACCTTCCTGCGCGCTTTTGGATATGCACAGATCGAGGAGATACTGAGCGAGGAAGGAGAAGCCGCTAATATCGAAGCAGACCAACAAATAAACATACAAATCACTAAGATGTTAATTCACAAATTAAATAAATAGACTATGGCAACGCGTACAACAACAGCAAGTACAGCGCGTACGCCGTACGGGCAGTGGCCGCATTTTAACTTTAACCCCGGCCTTTATGGCCGGGGCCGCCCGTAAGGGCGGTAATACTGTTATAAATTTCAAAATAAGAGAATATGGACGACTACAATAATAAGACATGCGGAAGCTGCCTACTTTGCATAGCTACTAATATGGGATGCGAGTGCAGTATTACAGACAATGACGTAGAACAAGGACAGAAAGCCTGCATAGACTATTTACCGGCGGAGGAGGACGAGTAAACTATGAAATTCAAATACAAATTATCGGCGTCAATATCTGCGAATACGCTACGCAGATTATATGCAGCACTGGAGGAAGAAGAAAAGCCGTTTACTGCCAATATCCGAAAGATAGCTAAGGACGCCAGGAAGGGCGACAAAACGCACCTGGTAACAATAGAAAACAACGACCGCGACTACTTCGCTGCCATGCTTAACAACTGTAAAGACTGAGCCTATGAAGCTGAAGCACGAATTTACCGTAGACCTGGCGACCGGGCACAGCCGCACTACCAAGAAGTGGCGGAATAGGCACTGGCAGTGGTCGGAATTGGTGGAGAGATGCAGTAAGACGCAGCGCACCAACGAAACAGCGGCCGAATACGCCAGAATGAGCCGGGAAGAGCAAAGCAACGTTAAGGACGTGGGCGGCTTCGTTGGAGGCTACCTTAGTCAGGGTGTGCGCAAAAACGCTAACGTACTATACCGCAGCGTAGCTACACTGGATATAGACTACGGCACACTTAACGTATGGGACGACTTCACTATGGCGTTTAACTTCGCAGCCATGCTATACAGCACGCATAAGCATAGCGACGAGCACCCACGCTTCCGTCTGGTCTTTCCGCTGAGCCGACAGGTTAAGCCAGCCGAATACGAGCCGCTGTGCCGTAAGATAGCGGCAGAACTGGGTATAGACCTTTTCGACGACACTACATACGAGCTTCCGAGGTTATTTTATTGGCCGAGTACCAGCAAGGACGCGCCGTACGTTTTCGAGTACCAGGACGGGCCGGCGTGCGACGTCGATAAGATCCTGGCGCAGTACGTGGACCCCTTCGACGTAAGCGCTTGGCCGATGAGCAGCCGAGAGGGCGACGTTATCGCCCATGAGATTAAGAAGGCGGGCGACCCGACGGAGAAGCCCGGACTGATAGGCGCCTTCTGCCGTACCTACACTATCGAGGATGTTATTACGCGCTTCCTCAGCGACTGCTACGAGCCTACAGCCGTACCCGGACGATATACCTACAAGCTGGGTAGTGTAGCCGGTGGTTTGGTGTGCTACGAAGGAAAGTACGCCTACAGCCACCACGAAACAGACCCTGCAAGTAAGCAGCTGTGCAACGCCTTCGACCTTTGCCGCATACACCTTTTCGGTGTAAAAGACGAGGGAAACAAGGCGCAAGACATAACACGCAAGCCAAGCTATATAGCCATGCAGGACTTCGCCAGTAAAGACGCGAACGTAAAGATAGTGCTGCTGTCTGATAAGAAGAAGGAAATAGCAGACGACTTCGACGATGTGGAAATACCGGAAGACTACAACGACGAATGGAAGAAGGCGCTGGAATTTAATAAGCACGGTAAGCTGGTGTGCAGTATCGCTAATATTATACTGATATTGGAGAATGACCCCGCGCTTGCGGGGCGCATAACGCACGACCTATTCAGCGGCTTCGACGCTGTGCGCGGCGGGCTGCCGTGGAATAAGAACGCAGAAGAATGGGGCGACCGCGACGACGCCAACCTGCGGGTATGGCTGGAAAAGAACTACGATATTACAGGGAAGGACAAGATAAACGATGCCGTTACCGCAGTGCTCACGCGTCACAGCTTCCACCCTATCCGCGACTACCTGAGCAGTCTAACGTGGGATGGTACGCAAAGACTGGACCGCCTAATAATCGACTATCTGGGCGCCGAAGATACCGGACTTAACAGAGCCATGACGCGAAAGCACTTTGTGGCTGCCGTCGCCCGCGTTTTCCGTCCTGGCGTTAAGTACGACCAGTGCCTGATTATGACGGGACCGGAAGGCGCCGGTAAATCAACGCTACTTAATATCATGGGCGGGCGGTGGTTTAACGACAGTATAACCACCACAGAAGGCAAGGAGGGCATGGACCAACTACGCCGCAGCTGGGTAATAGAGCTTGGCGAGCTATCCAGTATTAAGCGCAGCGACGTAGAGAGCGTTAAGGCGTACCTATCTAAGCAGGTAGATATATACCGTGCTGCCTACGACCGTAGAGCGGCAGCGCACCCGCGCCAGTGTGTTTTCTGTGGCACTACAAACGAAGCTAACTTTTTGAAGGGGGACACCGGAAACCGCCGTTTCTGGGTAATACCCGTACTGCCCGAGCTGCGAAAATACCAGAACTGGCACGAAGCGATAACGCGAGACCGCGACCAGCTCTGGGCTGAGGCCGTGCACTACTTCAAGGAAGGCGAAGCGCTCTACCTCAGCGGCGAAATGGAGCAGCAGGCAAGAGAGGTGCAGGAACTGTACAACGACGACAGCGACGACCCCGTAATAAGCCTTCTGCACCGCTTCCTGGAAATACCGCTACCTTCCGACTGGGGGCTGAAGGATATAAGGCAGCGCCGCGAGTGGTTACGTAACCCTGACGACGAGATTATGGCGCGCGGAGTAGAAAAGCGGCAGCGTGTATGTGCTGTGGAATTTATCGTGGAAATGCTGGGCAAGGACTTAGGCGACAAGGAAATTAAATACCTATCACGGCGAGTAAGCAAGCTAATTTCTCGCCTTCCTAACTGGGAAAGGCTAAGTACTACGAAGCACGCGGAAAGGCTGTACGGCACACAGCGCGGCTTCAGGAGAATAGAAAACTATGAAGTAAACGATATATAGCAAGTAAACGATATGGCGATAAAGCAAGAATATAAGGCGCAAGAAGCGAATGTAAACGGAAAATTTGCGTTTACCGCTTTGTTTACCTGTTTTGTTTACCGCTAAATATCTGATAATCTTATAATAAACATATAGGTAAACGGAGTAAACGATAAAATGTATATAATAATAAAATATATGTGTTTATATGAGTTAGGTAATTATTTTACGCGAAAAAACGCACGTACACGCGTATAGGGTATTATATAGAAACTTACGTTACGTTTCGTTTATCGTTTATCAATGGATGAAAGCATGAAAAAAAGCATAGAAAATATAGTGCAGCACGCCGAAGTTAGCGAAAAAGCCATCGAGCGCTACCTGTGTGATGTGGTTAAGAAGCTGGGCGGTGTGTGCCTCAAATATAGTAACGCGAACATGGTAGGCTATCCCGACAGGGTAGCGCTTATGCCGGCAGGCGTCTGTATATGGTTTGAGCTAAAGAGCAAGGGCCGCACCACTACCAAAGTGCAGGATATACGGATAGCACAGCTGGAGAGCATAGGCCACCATGTGTATGTTTGCGACAGCAGGCAATGTATTAACGACGTAATGACGAGCAAAGGATATGAACTATAGACCATACGACTACCAGCGAACCGCCATGCAGTGGATAATCGACAAGCCGCACTGCGGGCTGTTTCTCGACATGGGACTTGGCAAGACAGTAAGCACCCTTACAGCGGTGCAGCAGTTAATAGACGACTGCGAAGTAAGCCGCGTACTGGTGGTGGCACCTAAGAAGGTGGCCGAAACCACCTGGAGCACTGAGGCGGAGAAGTGGGACCACCTTAAGGACCTCAGGGTGGTAAAAGTACTTGGAAGTGAGAAGCAGCGCTGTGCCGCACTGGCGGAGAAGGCAGATGTTTACGTAACCGGACGCGATAACTTTGTTTGGCTTGTGGGTAAATATGGCGGGCAGCTTCCCTTCGACGTGTTAGTAATTGATGAGCTTACCAGCTTTAAGAGTGCAAAAAGCGAAAGGTTTAAGGCCATGCGTATAGCCGCGCCATCGGTAAAGCGAGTTATCGGCCTCACTGGGACACCCGCGCCTAACGGCCTTATAGACCTTTGGGCGCAGATGTACTGCCTGGATCAAGGCGAACGGCTTGGCAAAAGCATAAGCAGATACCGAGAAACCTATTTTGAAACGCACAAGTGGAATAATATAATAGTCAGATGTGACGTAAAAAAGGGGTGCGACAAAATAATACGCGACCGGATAGCGGATATATGCCTGAGTATGCAGGCGAAGGACTACCTGCAACTTCCGAAGCTTATAACGCACAAAGTAAAAGTGCAGTTATCGCCTAAGACAGCGGCGGCCTATGCGAAGTTTGAACGCGAAAAGGTGCTGGAGTTTAAGACCGAGCACGGCGAGGAACCGGCAAACGTGCTGGCCAATAGCGCCGCGGGGCTGATGAACAAACTAAGCCAGTTTGCCAACGGTGCGATTTATGACGATGAGCGGAACGCCCACGAAATACACAGCGAAAAACTGGACAGACTGGCCGAAATTGTGGAGGCGGCCAACGGCAGCAGCGTTTTAGTATTCTACCAGTACAAGCACGATATACCACGTATCGAAGCGAAGCTAAAAGGGCTGAAAGTAGTAACGTACACTGGGGAAGGGGACCTACAGCAGTGGAACGCCGGTAATATAGACGTACTGCTTGCGCACCCAGCCAGTACGGCCTTCGGACTCAATATGCAGCAAGGCGGGCATTATATAGTCTGGTTTGGCACAGGTTGGAACTTGGAATTATACCAGCAGGCTAACGCCCGACTGCACAGACAAGGGCAGGAGCACCCTGTTACGGTGTACCAGCTTATATGTGAGAATACGGTGGACGAAAGGGCGAGCGCCGCACTGGAAGGTAAGAAGGGCGTACAGCAGTCCCTACTGGATAGTCTTAACTATTTGATGCGTAAATATGGCGAGAAAGAGAAATAGGGTAAATATATCCCTGGACCCAGACACCTACGAAAGACTACAGAAACTAAAGAGCGCATACGGCTTTAACAACGCCTGCGAATTAGTAGTGGCTTTCGTGCATATACTACTGGATAGGCTTAAGCCACCCAGTAGCAGACAGTACGATCTGCCAGAAGATGAGGGTGACTATATAAGCGGAATGTTTGACGACTTAGGGCACGTGCAGCCCACACCTGACGGCAACCCGCCTAAGCGTAGATGTAAAAGAACTGTTAAGTAATATACTATGGCTAAAGATAAAGAATACCAGAAGCTGATACATACGGGTAAGTGGCTGAGGCTACGAAAAGACGTACTGAGCCGTTTCCCGCTGTGCCAGCGATGCGATGCAGAAGGGCGAACCACAGCAGCTACTGAAGTGCACCATGTACGACCAGTAGAGGAAGCTATTACCTACGCGGACAAGCGCCAGCGTATGTATGACCCTTCTAACCTTATGGCCCTATGCCATGACTGCCACGTTAAGGTACATACTGAGCAGGGCAGGAGCGGAAAGGAAGCGACGAAGAAGCGTAACGCAAAGCAGGTGGCAGATGTAGTGCAGCGCTTTTTCGGGGACGAAGGCGAAGAACCGGGGGCCCTTTTTTGAAGACGGGGTAGTGCCTCTAAACCTCGCCCCCACTTTTCCGTCTGCCTGAGTAAAATTTTGAATTTGCGGAACTTTTGGATTTTCCGCTAAAAAATATCGATAAACGCAAATAAATTGAAGAATATGGCAAAAAGCGTAGAAGAATACCGCAAAGAGATAGTGCGGAAAATGAAGGTGCACAAGACCTACACCCAAGCGCTGGATATGCAGATATACAGCCTGGCAAGTGCTATGCGAAATTTGGATTTGGCGAATGAGCAGATAGACGGTCTGAGCGAAGTAACGGTGTGGGAAACTACCCGCTACGGGAAGAAGATAGCACCACACCCTGCCTTCAAGATAGCGAAGGATGCGCAGGATATGGTAACGCGCCAGATGAAGGCTCTAAACCTCACAGTGGAGGACCTTAGCGGAGAGGCGGACGAAGACCCGCTAACCGACCTTACCAAGAAGCTTACCAAGAAGCGGAAGACGCCAACTATTATAAAGCCGGTGGATGATCCAAGCGATAACAACTAATGACCGAAGAAGAAAAAGACAGATTAAGGCAAGCGAAGGAAGACGTAACGCGCCAGCTTCGCCATGTGAATATAGACCGGTACCTGCTTTCCTCAGTGGATAGCCGGTTAGATAACTACGTGCGCGAAGTAGCGAGTAACCCAGACGGGCACAACCTATACGAACAGCTGGCGGTAGCCCACTTCCTGAAGATGTGCGACCGCTACGGCTTTAATGTAACGGAGGTGCAGCAGTTTTACACCTTTTACGAAAGCCTGTACTTTCCTGGCAAGACAGGACAGCAGCAGTATAAGCTAACGCCCGTGCAGTGCTTCCAGTTTGCGAGTATCTTTGCCTTCTGGCAAGAAGGGCGCCGAGTGGTGCGCGAGGCGGTGCTGTATGTGCCCCGAAAGTTTAGCAAGACCACCAGCACGGCGTCGCTGGCCATATATGACGTGCTGTATGGCGACGCAAATGCGGAGTGCTACACGGCTGCCAATAGCGCCGACCAGGCAAAAAAGTGCTTCGACGTTATACGTGGCTGCTTCCGAAAGCTGGACCCGAAGGAAAGGCGGTACTTAGTAAACGAGCAGACTATAAAAAGCCGACGCCGTGACCGCAGCGCCTTCGCCCAGTGCCTAACAGCAAACGCTAAAACGAAGGACGGCCTTAACGCTTCTACAGTTATCATGGATGAGTTTAGCCAGGCAACGGATAGCGAACTGCTGACGGTGCTAACTACGTCTATGGGTGTGCGCGACAACCCGCTTACGGTAATCATTACAACCGCTTCCGACGTTTTCGATGGGCCGTTTTATGAAATGCTACAGGGCTATAAATCTGTTTTACTTGGCGAGTACGAAGACGACACACTATTTGCCCATATCTTCGAGCCGGACATAGACGACCCAGAAGATGAGCTAAGCACGTGGAAGAAGGTGCACCCGCATTTAGGCGTAACCGTTAATCTGGACTTCTACCAGCAAGAGTATAACAAGGCGCTGCGAAATGGTAGCGAGGCCATGCTGGCCTTCCGCACCAAACTTCTAAACATATACGCAGAGAACGAGCAGCGCAGCTGGATAAGCAGTACGCTGGCCCGCCATATATCTAAGCCTATGCCGCTGGACGCCATAAAAGGAAGGCCCGACGCGATGGTGGCCATAGACCTATCGGAAAGTGACGACTTTAGCGCTGTTACTATGGGAATGTACAACGTGCAGACGAAAAGCTTTAGCTTCCATACAGCCTACTTCTTCCCTGAGGGAGCCCTGCCTGGACACCCTAACGAAAAACTGTACAGAACCTGGGCGGAAAAAGGCTTTTTAATCCTGACGAAAGGCGATGTTATCGACTACCGCGTTATCGTGGACTATGTGCTGAAGCTTAATCAACGCGTGCGCATACTTGGCATAGGTTACGACCCGTGGAAGAGCCAGGAAGTAATTAATATGCTGGCAGCCTCAGGCGCTGGTAATGTGATAAAGGGCGTGCGGCAGACTTACGGCACGTTTACCGCACCCGTTGAGAGCTTCGAGCACGGGGCGAAAACTGGGCATATATTTATCAATGATAACCCGATTAACGCCTACTGCTTCGGTAATGCAGTGCTGGACACCGACAAGCTGGAGAACTGCAAGCCCATCAAACGAAAGCAGACGCAGAAGATAGATGGAGTTATTACTATGCTAATGACGTTAAGGCTATTTATCGACTATGAGAGATAAATGGGGTACCCCATGCACCACTTTAAGCGTAATATAGAAACGCATTAATTATATGGCATTCTTCAAGACCCTAAAGCGATTGTTTAGCCGCGAAGCCTCAACGGACAGCGGAACGGTAGCGGAGCCTATACCAGGCAGCGCTACTTTGCTGTACCCTATAGGCAGTAGCCCGCTTCATGTCGCCACCGTTTACCGGTGTGTGGACCTGCTGGCTAACAAGGTGGCTAACCTTCGCCTTCAATATATGCGCAAGAAGGGCGAAATTTTTGTGGAGGACACAAATAGCCGTCTTCACTACCTTCTCACGGTGCAGCCAGATAGCTACCTTTCTGCTTTCGACTTCTGGCACCAGGTAGTTACCTATATGCTGCTTCGCGGTAATGCCTATATCGTACCCGTATATGATAACCTTACAATGGAGTTAGCACGATTAGCGCTATGTGACCCTACCTGCGTAGCCCATGACACTATCCACAATACGTATAAGGTTACGGATATTAACGCAGGTATTAACGACACCTTCGACGAGGACGAAATTATACATATCAAGAACTACACCCGCGACGGCAAAGTAGGTATATCTACCATAACCTATGCGGCCACTACGCTATCCATAGCGAATACGGGCAACAGGGAAACGCTTAACCGCTTCGAGAATGGCGGTAACGTGCGCGGTATCGTGAGCAACGACACCAGCGTGCGCGGCTTCGGAGAGTACCAGGACAACGAACTGGAGAAGACCGCTACCGACCTGGACGAAAAATTTAGAGGCGGCCAGCGTATTGTAAGCATACCGGGGCAGGCGAACTTCGCCCCGCTATCGCTGAGCTCTACCGATATGCAGTTTTTGGAA